TAAGAGTTTCAAGACCTAAATTACCCGTTACAAGAGCATCATTCCAAAGGTTAAGATCATCACCAACTTTCTTAGTTAGCTCAAAAGAGACCTTTAAACGATCTTTGAACTGGAAAGAGTCAGCAAGTTTAACAAAAACATTGACAGACAGCCCCAGTGAATCTGCCCAGTTATTGAGACTGTCTGCCAATGCCAGCGCTATTGAAAAATCATTAACAAGAGAGTCAGCCCAATTATTAAGATCGTCACTAAGATTAACGCTGAGCCCAATTAATGACGCCGCATCTAGGAACAGGTTTAAACTGTCAGACCAGTTGTTGAGAGTGTCGCTTATAGAAACAGTTAACTGGATTGCTAATTGGGAACTTAACGCATCGTTCCAGCTGTTCAAACTGTCCGCCGCCGTGATTGACAGATTACCCACCAACCCAGAAGTTACGGAGTCACTCCAATTATTCAGGGAGTCATTTATAGCCTTGGTGAGAGCTACAACAACTCCAGTAGAAAGCCCATCTGCCCAATTATTGAGACTGTCACTTAGAGTCAGAGTCAGAGGAGCACTAGTTTTATAAAGTACAACGACGCCGGACTTGTAGATCCTTGCATCAGTGTTATCACCAGTTTTTAAGACAATAGCGCCAGACTTATAAACACGGGCATCTTTGTTGTCCCCAGTTTCGAGAACAAGGGCACCGCTCTTATAAACTCTAGCGTCAATAGCCATTAGGCACTCGCATAACCCGCTTCCATAGCATTAACTTCGGCGACAGTCCAAGCCGCCGCGGTACTAGGATTAACTTCGTCAATACTGTAAATATAACTCATAGAAGCATTTTTCAATGCAACATTGGCCCCGGCACTTTCACTAGTACTATGTCTAGATATTGTATGAACATTTATAACATCAACAGATTGTTTCTCGCCGATTGCAAAGGGTACTACCGCTTGAATACTAGTTGAACTTCCGGGAACAGATTCCATAGCGAATGTATCTTTCAACGCCGTAGCTGCTGCACTGTTATAATCTGTTTCACTTTTCGGAACTTCATCAACGGTTTGCCAATTGGCCCCGGTGCTAGGAGTCCATCCTGTAGTTGCACCAGCGCCGTTAGGATTTATCGTGGCAATCTCAACAATAGATGTAGTGATATCGTTGTTGGCAGTTCCAGTACCATCCATCACAAAGAAACGGTTGAAACCCATATTACTGTTATCGTTGTTATTCAATGAGTAGATATCCAGCCCATCAATTATGCCAGTACCGCCATTTCTAGTGTCTTGACCAGTTAAATTTAAACCTTCAACACCTTCCATCCTGATAACAACAACACCAACAGTGTCACTTATAACAACCTTAATCTGGAGATAAAACCAAGCATTTAGTGGCATTGTAGTAGTAGATGTTCCAAGAGTAGTTGTACCAGCTCTCTTTGCCACTATTTTGCCAGTGCCGTCACTCTCAAAACTCATATGAACAGTTGAGCCCTCTTTGAATTTCAAGATAGGGCCTGTCTGTGCTAAGTCTTGAATATATGCAAATCCCTGAAAAATCATGGTAGTTGCAGCCGCGGGAAATGTTGGCCACGCACTTGAGGTGAAATTATGGCCCGAAGTACTAGAACGATAGAAAGCTAAGCCACCTCTGGTAATTATATTACCTCCAGTAACTGTCCATGCTTCTATAGTATCGTTAACATTGGTAAAATTACCAAAATCCACGGCAAAGAAAACAGCCATTATTTTTTCTCCTTTTTCTTCTTTCCCCCAGGTTTCTTGTATTTAACTTCCATATTGTAGCCAAAGAACACTGGGTCACTCGCCGGTTTCATCTTCAACATCATCATGAAATCACTCATAATACGCTCATTCCAAGGAGATTTATGAAAGTCATAGTCGTTGTCCTGACCGCCGAACATAACGTTATAAACGTGGACGTGGTTATTATCGTCCTGTTCATAGTTCTCAACGGCCCAAGTGAGGTTTGGAACTATAAAATGGAAAACACCGCCCGGCTTCAATACTCGCTTCCACTCTTTTAACAGCGGCAGTATCTCTTTCCGGCCGAAATGTTCCAAAACATGGCTAGAGTAAACGACGTCAAAATATCCATTCTCAAACGGAAGAGAACGCAAGTCACATCTATAATCCGGCTGAGCATCATCACGGATATCAACATTTATGATATCACAGTTGGGGTAAGTCTCGACTATAGAAACCCCACCGGACCCAAGATTGGCCACTTTAAGTTTTTTGTTGCTGGTTCTTTTTGTCCCCGTTACTGGATAGGAATCTAATGGGAGCCCGTACACTTTGCCGCTGTAGACATCATGATGCTTGCACAACATTGATCCATCACAGAAGATCTTCCAATCTGTATGTTCTTTGACTTGTTTCAAAAACCAAAGATCCTCTGTCCACATTACAGCACTGTTGACGCCATCTTCAAACTCATCTTCATCAACGGTTCTGAAAAATTCATTGGAACCTATCTTTTCTTGTAGATCTTTGAAGACATCAACGCGAATGATAGTCGCGTCCATTCCAAGGCCAGTAACTTCAAAAAACTCCCCAACTTTCCAATCCCAAAACGGTCCATTGCCATTGCCCCTGAAAACTAACGGCGCCGGTGGATTTGACTTTGAGCAATATACACCACCGATAATTCCAATATTTGAGTTCATTTCCATTAGATAAATGAACTTTTTCAAGATATCCGGTGGCGGTTCCGTGTCGTCGCCGAGAAAAAAGAGATATTTACTATTCCTTTTGATAGCCTCCTGTGCTATAAAGTTACGTGCATCTGCAACTCTTTGGCCTGGAATGATTGTCACTAGCTGATTGAAATTCAAAGGTGGATTAAGACTTTTCCACATATTTGCCCAGTCTAAAGGCACAGGACGGCCTAAAGTGGGAATTCCAATCATAACTCCTGACTGTGGATTCTGCATGTTGTTATCTCCGATGTTCTTTTACCCTTAGTTACTCACTGTATACGTCAGTGACAACGTGTTAGAGGTAGTTTTATCGATAGTCGCAAAAGTAGCACGATTAAACATGGTACCGCCTGACGAACTATTAAAGATACCAGCCTCTCCCAAAGTGGTGTTGCCCTCATTAGTGGCGAAACTAACAATGAAGTCCATGTTCGGAACTGTTGAGGTCAGGTTTGTAGTAGTGAAAGTCCCAATAGCTTTGCGCGTGGCTTCGCTACCCAGCGCCGTATCACTCGTCGCCGGAGCTGTAGTTGAAGTTCCAATTCCCATATGAGAAAGGACTTGTGCAGTACCGGCGCCACCACTATAAATGGCTTCAAAAACCCAACGCCGCCCACCTGTCACAACCGTATTTTCACTACAAACGACAGGACCAATTGGTGTCCCTGCCGCATCTTGTAGCTGTAGACGGATACGCCCACGGAAATGATTCAGGCTGTCTTTAGTTTTAACGCCCATAGAATGATCCTCCAGTGAATTGTTCTCTTAAAACATTGATACGATCTGGCTGAGATCGTTGCTCTACGTGGGTCATTAAACTATTCAGGATATCCTGATATTTCTGCAAATGCATAAGTGCCTTTGTGAACTCTTCAGATTGCTCTAAGAGATCAGCTAAACAGTAGTAGTTCAAAATCCTACTAAACTCTGTAGGAATTATTGGCGTATCTCCTAGCTCTATGGCCGGAGCTTTTGCCTTATAGAAAACTTCAAAATTTCCGACGCCGGTTTTCAATCGTGGGTAGATCGCAACATATTGGAAATTTCGAACCATGTAACTTCTTGGATTGCCACGACCTTTTTCCCAATCGTTACGAATCTTTTTAGAAATAAACTCGAATCCTCTTTGAGAAATCCATCTTTCAGGACTTGTCAACCAAATGGCAAAAGGTCTTATATAGTCAGGGATCAGTTCATAGAAATTATAGTAAACCAGATCATCCTGAACAGGAAGCACAACCATCTTTTCTATTTGCTGTGCTATCACTGTTATCTCATCATAGCCATCTTGCATAGAGTCAAAGATATCGTCAGAAGAGTAATAAGTGACGCCATTGTCACTTAACTCATCTCTGATATCATCTCTGATCTGCGCAAAAGTCACGTTATCTAACCTTACTCTTGATATAATCTACATCTTTCTTCAATTGCCGAACATCTTCCTTGATAGATGAAATATCGCTATCTCTAACAAGTCTCTTCTCATCATTTATTGCCGTAATTTTCTCTTGTTCCATCCTAATGAGAGATATTGAACTTCTTACTCTTTCCATATTAAGTTCAATATTCAACATTACCTTATCCCGGTTTTCGGCCTTTTTGTGTAGATCCTGGTATTGCCATGTAACTAAACCAGCTAGAAGTGCCAGGATACCTATACCTAAGTCCTTCCAGTTAACGTTCATAGAATCTTTAATTTTAGATATAGTCATTCTGTCCAAATACCGTCTGTTGTAATAGATCTTCCCTGGTTTTTGTTCTGGTGTTTTTGAACACATACAATGTATTATTAAATGAATCTATTGTTTCTGGAACATCAGATACAACAAGAAAACATGAAGATAACAATCTAGACTTTATTTCTAGAGTGTCACAAGCACTAACATGATAATCGGCTGAATTAGTTTGCCGCCCGTAAATCGTTGCTTCCCAGAATTCTCTCTTGCCGTTTGTATTTTCTAGCCAGTTTTTCAGAACTTTGCTAAACTCTGGATATGTAAGAACAAATGAACCATCTTTACACAAAACCCTGTTTATCTCGTCAAATATAAACGGCCAGAATCTCTTTTCAATGTGTTCCAGTGTGTGAAACATTACTACTTCTTCAACACTGTCATCATCCAACGGCAATGAATGGAACCTGATATCAATACATATATCCGGTTTGAACTCACTACAGACGTCTAGATTGATATATCCTTCCAACTTATTGTCGCCGCACCCGATGTTTAATCTTTTAGCCATTTTCAGCCGCCCTCATTAGATTAGCAATGACAGTCTCTGCATAGATCTCACCTCTATCCGATTTTTTAGCTTCATTGTCGAAAGAGATGTTAGTGAGTCTACTGTCTAGATCCAAAAAAGCCTTACGATTCTCCGGTGTTATTGCATACTGCCCTAAACAATGTCCGGTTATTAACTCTCTATTGACCCGTATTGTGGTGTCCTCTAATACTTTTTTAGCCATCACACAAAAGTAGACATCTTCAGTATTTCTGGGGCCGGTGACAAAATACGGCGTTGGTAACTTTTTCAAAAGGTCACAAGAAATGAGAGCACAAGAGAACCCAACTGCATCTACATCAACTATCTTGTCCTTCTCATCCATGATTTCTTTGTAAGGAGATAGATGAGTTCCGCCTCGTTCTTTTTCCTGATATTTGAAAACCATCGGCTCGAACGGAGGAGTGCGAATTAATGTTATACCAGCGGCGATATCACTCTTGCAGGCCAATAGTTTGTTGAGAGAATTTGGCAACAACACAACGTCATCATCATAAAACATGAGATAATCCGCCCCATGTTCAAGTGCTAACTTCGCCGCCATATTTCGCATCCGGTCAATAGACATCCGCCGAGGCTGAAACATGATAAACTGATGTTTATTCGACATTTTACCTAACTCATACCACAATGCAGTATGGCTAGGATAGACTAAAGTGTTTGTACTAGCTAGTAAGTTAACTGCAATTACAAATTTCATTTAATTGAATGGGGCCTCTCCCATGCGTAAAAAGAGACCCCATTCCCCCCATTACAAAATACGAACGAAGGCCCTAATTTTATCGATATCACTAGTGCTGGTGTCGCTAGTGGTAGAAGCTGCCGATGCAACAGAAGCCAAAGTTTCTAGAGCAACAGCATTAAAATTAGCGCCAGTAGCCGCAGCACCCTGTCGCTGAAAACCTCCAGCGACAGTTTCAATTACTAATTGATCGCCGATTGCCACAGCAGCCGCTGAAGCATGAGAAGCAGTAGAACTGGCACGAGTCCATCTAACAACTCTCAACTCTTCAATATAGCCACTGACAAGAAATTCCCCATAACCACCTGCGGGAACATCTTGTAGTGCAACGCCAATTAGCAATTGATTTCCAACTGCGGCTGAGGATGAATTAACAACTCGTTCAACGAGTGCTCCATCCTCAGTACCACTCATCATCAGAGCAGCAGGTTCACCAGCACTAATAGTGTCAGTAGTTTCACCACTATGATAATGATCTGTACGTTTGCGAGGTCTATTTCTTCCGAGTCCGCTATCCATTATAAACCCCCTTATGAAGTAAGCGTATTGTCGATGTTATAGAGAACACCGTGCTTACGCCGATTATTAGTACAGAGCTGTCCCATCCAAAGAATATGGGAAACTCTAGCATTTGGTTGGTTGGGAGAAGAAGCAAAGGGAGTATTTACAAAATTGGAAGCAGTGTCATACTTAAGAGTGATGAAATTGCTGTTAATGAAATAAATAGTTCCCTTGGTAACAGTCAAACTGTTGTTTTGTACATCCCCCATGAACTCATCCCACATTGCCGTCGCACGACGCCAGCGGAGATTTTCAAAAGGAAATGACAAATCAGTATTGTTTGGCGCTCTACTGCCAGAACGATTCCAAAGGGCAATTTCGAACATTTCATAAGTCCCCTGATCCATTAGCATGATATCTGGGGGTCCGCCCGGCCCTTTAGAACAATTGTTGTACATGTTTTGGACTTCTTTCAAGAAAGCGTCCAAAGTAGCAGCAGTAGAACTTGCAGTTTGATTCCGCCACCAACTGTTAGTAGACTGATTGATATTACCAACAGTCTCATTAGTAGTGGGATCTTTCTGAATCAAATGAGCAATGGGGTTAATTCCACTAGCCCCAGTCGCTGCCGAAACAACAGGAGTTTCTAGACTGGCGCCGCCAACAGACAATGAACCCTGTAGATAGGCCTTTGCCATTGTCTCTTGGAAACCCATCTCTGCTTGCTTGATTTTAGCTTCAAGCAAACCAAAGATTTTATCGCCCCCATTCTGTCTTTCCTCTTTACGAGAGATAGAAATGGGAGTACTTGCTTCGCGCCATTCATAGACTGCCATTGTATGGCCTTCCAGGGGATTAGTGTTGAGAGTATCGTAACCCTCATACCAATCCGCAGTTCCTAGAGTGGTCATCAAAGGCAATTCAATATTGGTACCGCCATTAACACCTTCATACATATTAGATGCAACTAGCTTAGCCCAAAAAGGATTGCTAGTCGAAATATTGTCAGCCAGAGTACGTCTGTAATTGGCTAATGAAGATGTAAACAAACTATCATAATTGATAGTTTTCTGCGAGGCGGCACCACTAGAACCAAAAGTGATAGCCATAAATTACTCCAAAGTTTTACCTTCCAATGCTGCTTGGATGGCATCTTGTATTGAAACGCGCGAAGATCCGGGTTTATTTCTACTTCCAGATCCGCCAGATGGGGCCAATCCAGACCCCTTAGAATTCTTTTTTATCTTATCTACAGTTCTAGCAATTGACTTACTTGACTGTACATTGCCACCTGCGGCTCGATACAAGATTTCCATGTATTTCTCAAAGTCCTTTTGAGTCTTCAATGGAGCCGTAGGTGACATTATCTTTGACAATTCATCTATTTCCTTCGCCTTGTCAAAGAAATCTTCATATTTTTCCCCAAGTTTGTTGTAGGCATTCTCGGCCATTTGAGCCTGCGTCTGTTGCTGCGTCGCTGAAAATTTCGGCTCCAAAAATTCCTCAGAAAAGCCCTCAAACAAACTTGTCAAAAGTGGTGCAAGAGACTCGAACCGACCGCCTTCAATTGTCTTTAGCTTTGATTCAACGAACTGACCTAGTGTCAATTTATCAGACTTTGTAGATTTAGGATCGTCGATCTCTTGCTGTATTTTGACGCCAATACTTTCCGCAACGCTCCTAATAGTACGTTCCGCAGTTTCCGGGTTGCTCAGCCCTTTGTACAGCGCCGTAGCAACTCTCAGAGAATCTTCATTTAGACCGTCGAATGATATCGAGGTTTCTTCACTTTCTTCGGTTTCCGGGTTTTCTTCCGATTCCGTAGATTCTTCGGGTGGAGTTTCAACACTTTCGGTCTCCTCGGTTGCGGTTTTTTCCTCAGCAGCGGCTTTGGTCTTAGTCTCTTCGGCCATTATCTATCTCCTATTGAATATTGTTAGATTGATTCTGTATCTGATTTCTTATCTGTTCCATATCTGGCGGTGTCAATTGAGCTTGTGTACCTTGCGATCCCGCACTACCTTGTATACCACCGCCCATAGTAGCCCTATTGAACATTTCCAAACCTAACTGACTTATATCCTGCCCAGTTTGTTGTGACAGTTGCGTTAATTGACCAATTTGTATTAACTGAGCCATGCGGGCAAGTTCGGCCACAGCAGTTTCATTTTTGAAACCAACGACATCAGCCACGGCATATACTAGCGTGGGGCTCATAGTTATTTGCGGAAACTGGCTAACGATTGTCAGAAACTCGATCAATTTATTCTTCTCCTCCTTCAAGTCAACAGGACTCATGGAGGATACTTTTATGTTGACCTCAAAATCTTCGTCGCCGAAGTCATCTGACACAATTTGTTGAAATTTCTTTTCAATCGCCTTTGGCTCGGCAAATAATCCTGGAGTGTCCTCAGAAACACGAATCCAGAATGGAAGAGAAATGTTTTCTTTAGCAACGGCGAGGATCTCTTTGCCGATTTCATTAAGCCAAGAGGCAACGATACCTTTATCCCTTGATTCTCTAATTGTAGTTCTAGCTTCTATTAGCTGGGACTCCGTAGCAGTCGTCCTATCAGACTGACCCCGCTGTGAGTCGCTCGTAGCTGAGATACGGTCAAAATCTAATGTAGATAACTGTAATGCTGTTTGATGCTGCGAACCAAGAGGTGCCGAAGGTAAAGGTTCAATTGCCCCTTGTCTTTTCACCAGGACAAATGTTCCATCGCCGCCATTCTGTAATTTATCCATCTCTTCTTCAGAGATAGCATCTTCCTGGACTAGATACTTCCGCATAAATTGACGGCGGTGGACTCTTGCAGCTTCGCGAGTCTCATTAATATCCACTTGTGGACTAATCCAGTTAAATGTAGGAGGAAGTGGATAAAAACCCTCAAGCATATCTCTAAACTTGAGGATCTTTATTGGAGATCGCTCAAAAGAATCGGCGTAGAAAAGTTTTGAAACCGAGGAATCGAAGATGTAAAGATTATTAGAACGTGTGTCCCAAATCTTCCAAATTGGGATAATATCTTGGTCCTTGATGAAATTTTGCCGCTCAGTGTGAGTCAGGTGTCGATTTATGTCAAACTCAATACTATCTGGAGAACGGTCACCCCCGCTCTCTACGATTAACTGTTTATTGTATCCAGGATTTCTGTCAGCAGCGGCGATTAAATCTTCCCGCCGCTGAAAATCAAGATAACCATACCAAGAGCACTTGTTCAAATTAGCATGGTCCAGACCACCAACACGGAATCTTTTAGAAGGAATACGACTGACATAGAGTTGTTCCTGTTCAGGTAGAAACTCCGGCTCAGTTACAACGGAACCATCTTTATCAGTCTCGGGAGTCCTGTCGCTTTTTAAGATCGGCTTTCCAGAATTGGGATTCTGAATCCAGTCGGCGCTGTAACCTATTTCGATCACTCCAAATCTAAACCAGGCATCAAGTATAGCCAGTTCAATTTCTTGTGCAAAGTTATGTATACTGCTCTGGACGAAATAGTTCAGCGCGTCCTCTTTTAACCGCGCCCGAGAAGTAGCGTTAGCGTAATCAAAGTCAGACTTCGATGGTTTTGGCGAAACAGTAAAGACAGGCTCCTTGAACAATAGACTGGGAGTCTTAATGTCAATAGAAGAGAAGATCATGTTCAAAACAAAAGAAGCATGATCAGGATCGTCTAATTCATCCCATTGGAAACCATAATAGGCCTGTTCAAGATCCTCAACGCGGAATCTATTCGCCCAATCATCGTAATAACGATTAGCAGACGATATTCTACTGGACCAAACACCTGCTAGCCCAGTTGATATTTCTCTTACTGATTTTCTCGCCATTATTGATTCCAGCCTTTATTTGTCCTATACGGACTCAAACCAGCAAGTTTAGTCCACTTTCTATCCCGCGCTATTCTTTTTCGGGCTTCCTTCATGGTCATCGGCCGCCACTGTTCAATAGCGTCGTCATGTTGGAAACTTTCAATAACAGAAACAAGACCATATTTCAGCGCGTCGTAAGCATGGTCTGTAACCTTGTTATCACGCTCATCACCCCACACATCGTTGCCGTTAACAATACCGAGCTTTTTATATTTCTGTTGCTCGGTCTCTAACACCGCCCGATTTATACCATTGGGATTGTCATCATTTTTCATCAGGAAGAAAACTTTGGGGCTGCCTTCTTCAAGTGTAAATGGATTTATATAATCCGATCTAACTCTCAACGCCTCACGAACTTTGGCGCGAGTTATGAATTCATCATTATCAGCCGGAACCCAAGTGATCTTTTCACTATCATACTCGCTGGAAAGATACTCATCAGCGAGGGAAAATATGCCGCCCTTTTTCTGTTGAGTTTTCTTAAAGATGGCAGGATCTGAAAAGTTACTGGTGTAGTTCTCTGGTATATTGAATCTATTTCGACTTAAATGACTGATATTCTTCCGATGCTGGCTTATTGGGAGATTGGGCATGTAGTATTCGCGGTAGAAAAAGATCCACTTTTTCCACACTGCAAACCACAATACAACTGTAGGGCTGGCATCGCCATGGTCCATACAACGATACAAACGCCCTTCAGATAAGATTGTCCGATAAATGTCGTCGCCGATGTTATAGACTTTGCTCTCCGGTGCGATAGTGAAAACCGTTCCACCTGAAAATCCCCACTCACCTCTAACAAAGCGTTTTACAAAATCCTCACCCCTATCTTCCATCGCCATGAGAGTTTCGTCGGCGAGTGCAGGATTCTCGTATGAGCTTGCCTGAAACATTATATGTGTATCAGACCAGCTATATTTCTCTTTCTTTCCTGTATAACGATTCAGACGCCATCTACTCCGGCGGTAATCCATGCTATCAGGGTGATATCTTTTGTAAATCCAATGATGAAAACCGTCTGGATTACACAAAAGGAGCATATATGATGGCGGAATTGCCTTACCCGTCGCTGGGTTTTTAGGAAAGTTCTCCGGCCCTAAGTACTCTGGAACTTCTGCCATATCCCAGCGACCAACACGGGAATCTAAATGTAAATAGATATTTTCCCCTATTTCTTCCGCTTGATCTACCAAGGCCGCGTTTAATTCAAGCCCACGGACCAAATTTTCATCATACTCATCTAAATGCAGCCAAAATACTTCACTGCCGTTGATAAGACGTAGATAGTTGCGACTGTCAGCTCGGTTGTCTATAATTGCGGGGGGACACAATTTGAAAAAGGTAGACATCGTAGTGCGACGAAGATCAGCAGAACTGGCTCTTAGAATCGCCACACGATATTTTGGAAATTGACTCAGTAAAAACAGGATCTTTTGGCACCCAGCATAACTCTTGCCGTTGCCGTAACCACCACTAAAACAGATATTTCTTTTCGTACAATAGAAAAACTGTTCTTGCTTCGACTCACCCGTTCTAGGGTCTCGAAGGAAGGACAGTTTTATCTCATTGGAAATATCTGACATTAGTCTGTTTGTT